TACTAAATGTAAATATGAATACTGATTCACCTATTTTTGGTTGTACAGACATAAATTTAGTCATCATAGGTAAACACCAAGGTAAATCTTTATCTTGTAAACCATCGTCACCACCTCTAGCTCTAGAACCCTTAATCCTAACTTTAATTCTACCTAAAACATTAGGGTCAGCAATAGATATGACCTCACCAATTTCAAGATTTCTAAATCTATCCATGGTGTCATATACACTTTTTTCCCCTCTTATTAACCTGTGATGACTATCATCCATATTATTGTCCTTTTAACCTTTTTGATATTAATTTATTTGCCTTGTCAAATTCTTTTTCAATAACAACCATTTTTTCATAATCTTGTAACATTTTTAATTTAATACTTTCATGGTCAGCTTCTAATTGTTTGATATAGAATAGTATTTCATTATTTGTTTTGTTTTCTAATTCATCCATAATATTTAACTTAAAATTCCTTGACCTACACCCATGTTAGTTGTCACACCTTGTGCTAGTACTGGTGCACCTAAATTCCCAACACCAACAGTGGTCACGGATATTCCTGGTGGTATTACAACATTAACAACAGATTTGGTTAATAACATATCTACAAGTTCTTCAGCCCTAATTAGCTCCTTAGCTTCATCAACATTTGGACCATCGGCAAATACATCACCAACCGCACCATTTGCTTCAGAACCCCTAGAAATTACATTAGAGGCTAGTTCTTTAGCTGATATACCAGTTCTTAATTTAGCACCAGCTAAAATTAATGGTGGTGGTAATGGTGTAAGTGGTTGTTCTGTTGTAGTAAAAACACCTAATATAATATTTAAAACGCCACTAATAGAGTTTAAATTAAAACTAGAAGTATTTTTCGTTTTTTTACTTGTATTTTTACAGCTCATTATGTTAAGTTTTTTAGTTTTTTTATTTTATCTTGGCTAATACCTATAAGTGTCAATAGTTGTTTCTGTCTATATTTAATTTTTTCAACTTGTTTTTCTGCCCAACTATCCGCATACATTTTTTTTATTTGTTTTAAAGCTATTGCTAATAATATTGCTATAACCATTGCGCTAATTTGTTTTATCATAGATTTAAACAAATTTTTGTTTTGTTTTATAAAATCACTAGGGTCAGTAAAACTAGCACCTTGACCTAATGTTATTTTATATTTAATCAAAAAAATCATAATTACCTTTGGCGATAGTATTGAGCTAACCATGGCCTTAATTAAATTTTGAATCATATTTTGAACAAAATTTAATTTAATTGTTATATGGTCACTTGGGTCATTTGAATTAATTGTGTTTTGTTCGGCCATTAAATTTAAATGGGTAGTTATAATTTCTTTTTTTCGTAATGTAGATGTGGCTCCACTCATATCATTATTAAAATCTGTTAAAAATGAAACGGGTACCGATGCAGATATTTTATTACAACAATCTAATTTAACAATACCTTTTTTTCTATAATCAGCTTCTTCTTGTTGAATATATACCTCTTCATTTGTAAATGAAAAATAACTATCATCAATTATTTCATCATCATCAGAATTTATTAAACAATCTAATATATTATTTACTTTAGCTTCTGTTTCCAATTGTTTAGATGTTTTATTCACGCTAACTGAAACAGAACCAAATATAGCATCTATTATACTGTTAACAATACTTGCAGAGCTAAATAAAGTAATTGAATCCATGAAATCATTATTTAAATCAGTTAATGTTTTTGGTTCTGAACTATATGTTTCTGTAGCTTTAATAGTTAATGTATTGTTTGGTACTACACCATTACCGACTGAGTTAAACGTAACATAAAATATATCTTTCCATTTGTGGGTAACCCCGTCATTTTGGATAACACCATACATAAATGTATTAAAATCACTACTATTTGTATATGAACTAGTTATGTCGCTGTACAATAATTTACCACCTGTAGAATTTGGGTTAATTTTGAATAAATCAAAGAAATCTATTTTATCAACACTTATAACCATTCCAGCATCACTTTTTATGAAATCTGGTATTTTTGGGTCGATACCATTACTCATCGATTTCACTTCATCATTAATTTTTAATGTAGTTGCGTTGATACTATTTGCGGTTGAGTTTATTGTGTTGGTGATATCACCACCAACTATATTTTTTAATTCGTGTTTAATACCTTTTCTTGTTTTATCTTCAAAGTCAGTTAATGAAAATGTGAGTGTATTAACTAATGAGGCAACTAAAGCCTCATAGCCAATAAGTGATTTGATTAAATCTGTTAGGAATAAAATAGAATCACCACCATTATTTATAGATGGAAATAATGATGATAGTTTTAATTTAGGTAAGCTTTCAATTAAAGTTTTTGTGGCAGCTATTTGCCCAAATATTTCTTTCTTTTTGTCTACTATTGACATAGTTATTCGGATTCAGAATCATTAATTTTTTCTTGTTTTAACATATCTCTAATTGATTTGAAATCATTTATAGATGCCGTACCGTGACTTCTTTCAGATACGGATACTTCAAGATTACCACTGTTTTTAATGATATCGCTTTGAAGTTTTGCAACTTCTAATTTTATTCTAATTGCTGATTCTTTTGCTTTTAGTAAGCTACCCTTTTCTTTAGCTATTTTAGTGTGGTCATCAACTGATTCACCAATAGCACTAACTGTTAATTCATTGATGGTTTTTTGAACTTCATTTATTTGAAGACATGCATCATTATATACTTCTTGAACAACCCCTTCTAAACTTGCGGAGTCATTTATCTTAACATCTTGTTTTTTCTTTCTTGGCATCGTATATTTGTTTTGTTAATTTATTATCTTACTTATAAATATCAATTAAAATAATTTTATACCAAAAATTCTATAAACCATACTGTTTTAATAGTTCATATAGTTCTTTATAACGTTTCATAGCTAGTCTAATGTCTTTTGTTGATAGATTTGTATAGTTTCTCATGGTCTCTAATACTGAATTTTTATTGTATTTAGAGCCACCACCCATTGTTTCAAACGCAGTTTCCCAATTTTCTAATATCTCAATTAATACATATCCAACTTTTCGTTCATTATCATTTAATCGTTTTTTGGATGTTTGTGTTTCATCGTTAAGTTCCAATTTAATACCATCGGATAATTTTTTTATAAATTCATCCATAGGAAATTTATCAGCATCTATAACATAGGTTAAATCATCCCTAGTTTCAATTTCTGTTGAAACCATGTCGTATGGTGCTGTTTGTTTCATGTATTTTTCGTCCTTAATAAGAAGACCTAAGATATAATGTTTTGCTATCGTTCCAAAATATGAATAGGCTTTTTTGCCTAGACTAGGTTCAAATTTATGAACTTTAGTCATTAAAAAAGAAACGGTGTCACCATGAAGTTCTTCAAAAGTTTCACCTTTTCTATATAATTTATATTTTCTAATGATTGCTTCAATCATTTTATCTAATGGGGCTTTAAGCCATTCATTAAAAATTAAATTTCGCTCAATATCATCACTCATAATGATGTTAGCATTTGGTATGTCTATGTCGCTAATAATATCAACACTTGTATCGGTATAATTGGTTGTTGTGACATCTACGTCTACAGTGATAAATTTACTATCACTACCATACCAATTTTCGTTTGGTATTACGTAATTTACACTTATTACAACATTTTTACCTAAATGATGTTTAATTGTGTTAGGTTTTTTACTAACAAAATCGACAGTTTTAATATATCTAAGTTTTAAAAATTTAATAACGGCTTCTTCTTCTTTTGGCCCGAAATACATTTCTGTTATTCTTTTTCGTCCTCTTTTAGTAACCATTTATCCATTTTGAGCTTCATACATTATGTTTCTATCTTTTTTGAAATAGTACTCTTTTTTGGCTATTGATAACCACCATTTGGCCTCTACTGGGTCTAATGTTTCTTTGTAACTTAAAAATAACGAATCTTTACGACCATTTAAGTGTTTATAACCTAATTTTGGGATTACCATCACTTTAACATCTTTAAATGTCATACGTAATAAAAATTCATATGTAAAAGTTAATTTAATACTTGGTTTAAAACCACCAAATTCATCATATATAGATTTTTTAATAACCATACCATCAATATTAAAACCTTGGTAGGCTAATAATGCGTTGTTATCTAACATACCTAATTCATCACAAAAACCATTAGCCCAAACGGGCTGGTTTGAGAACCCGATGAATGCGTTTGTAGAATCAACATCTACGATAATAGGCATAAATAACTCAACGTTAGGATATGCATCTCTATAGGTTACAACGTTTTTAAGCCAAATGTTAGCATATTCATCATCAAATTCTAATACGCTAAACCATTCAGATTTGGATAATCCAACACCAAAATTAACTTGTGATGCAAAATCGGTTTTACCGTTATTTGATGCTATGATAACATTACCATAATCAGATAAATCTAAAGATTTAACATATTTTTCAACATCACTGTCTTTAGGTACAACAACAATTAATTCATCTGGTTGTACTAACTGTGTTTTAACACTAGTCATTGCATTAATAAACAATGCTTTATTTTCTTCGTTCAATTCATGAACTGGAAGTATAATACTTATATTACTCATATTTTATTTATATTATTAAAGCTCAACGCTTTCAGCAAATTTAGGTGTTTCACCCTCTAAATTAGTTATTATTTGTTTGAATTCTGATTTTCTATTCTCAAATATACCAGTATAAACTTGTTCTAAAGCTTCTTTTTGTCTTTCTGATGTATATTGACCTTTACTTTCTTCCATTGCGTTGATTAGGTCAGTTGGTACGCTATCTTCTAACCACACTTTCATGTATGTAGCAATAAGTTCTGGGATATTAATAGTTGTATTTGTCCATACACCATTATTTTTAATTGAATAGTTTTCATCAGAATCTTTACTCTCCATCCATTCTGGAATAAGATTTGGCATTTTACCTATAACTGGTGTATCACATTCAATCGCTTCTAATGGAAATGTTCCGAAGCCAGATGTGTCATCTATCCAAACAGCTAAACAAGCTTTACCTAATTCAGAAGCAAAATCTACTCTAGGCAATCCTCTCAATTCTTTAAATGATATCCATTGATAGATTGGGAATTGTAAATAAAACGCTTTAGCTATTTTAGAGGCATCTCCTTGGTTTCTGGTGTGAATAGCCACAACTGGTAGTTTAGGTTTATCACTATTTTTAAAGTATTTTGGAATAGATACTGGTACAACGTGACAATTAATCGATGGGAATAAGTTGTGTAAATATTGAGCTTGTTTAACACTTGTTGTGATAACATCGTTAAAACCAAAATCAACATTCCATCTTTTACCAATAGGTAATAACTCTAATAAATAATCATAACTTTGAGATAGGACTATTTTTTTACAAGGAAACCCTTTAACTTGGTCCATTATATTAGCAAAAATTTCTGGAATTACGATGAAATCAGATGGAGATACATTAAGTTGTTGGCTCTCAATCGATAAATGTGATAATACAGCATATTCTTCACCTAACCAATCAGCAATACCTTGACCATTTTCATCACCAACTAGTTTATAATCATTTTTTTCATGTAAAATGTGTGCATTATAACCGAGTTCAGTTAATAATTTAACATGTTCATAAATATTGGCAATACCAGCAGTAGGATTACCTTTAGTGTCTAAAGTAAAAAAATATATATTAAATTTTTTGCTTTCTAAGTTTTCAAGAACATTTTTAATTTGTACTAATTGTTCTTCTAATTTTTGTTTATCTTCCATTTTTTTTTAATTTTTGGTTGTTATTCTTTTTCTTTTAATATCCCACATTGATATAGGGTATTAAA